CATCAATGATGGTTTCACGAGTATTTTTACCAATGATTTCATCCCGCATACGCTCAAGTGGAATTACAACATCTTCTCTGAGTTTTCCTACCCTCACAATTTGCCTATGTGCGTCGTTCATTGTATTTACCCAATTTAAAAATATTGTGTTGTCCCTAATCATACATTGATGGTGAAACCTTTGTATACACTGGCATTGCGAGCACTGCGTGTCAACCAAGAAGTTGGCGCGCACCTCACCCGAATCCAACATGGATTCCTGCCGGAAAAAAGTATTCAGCAAACGCAACAAACAATTTTACATCTGCAAGAGATGCTCGCAGAAATGCAACAGGCACTCAAGGCACCTTCTCCTTCCAACCACTCTATTCCTCTGAAATAGGCTTCAAATCAAATGAATATTCTTTCGCCACCAACTTCGGTTCATGCCGACGTACAATCTCGCGAAGGACATCTTCTCCGTGCTCGGGAAGAATGTCTAGCAGATACTCTTCTAATTGCTTCTTGGAAAGAGTCCAACCCTTTTTCCATTCCAAGGGCTTCTTTACTACAAACGTCATTTTCGACTGATTCAATTCAATCTTGTCTGGGAGTTCCTTTTCGCTATACACAGCAGTCAAGTCTAATTCCACAGACCCTCTCTCTTCGCGGAGTTCACGTGCCTTTGCGTTCACTTCATTCAACTTCTTCGTAATCTCTACGTAACGCTTCAAGGGTGTTGCCAAAGTCTCCATTGTAGGTTCTGTGTGTTTACTCTGTCTAGATCCGTTTTACCAATCAATCACAAGACGCTTTTCCACCCGTCCTGTATGAAAGGTGATCGTCTGATAATTCACAACATACCCTGGAAGTCTTGCTTGTACTTCCGTTTCAAGTTTCATATTACATTCACAGCAGTCTGGGGGCATCACGTAAAGATATCTCCGCTTTCCTTTTGAGACAGCATCGGCAACTCCTGCGAGAACGGCTTCCACAAGTTCTTCCATTTGCTAATAACAATAGAATGTCTTGGCTTGACGAGGACGAAGTAGAGAACCTTCGCAAGGTCTACAACAAAGAGCACTCCAAGGAGTCTGCGATTGCTACTGGACCTGCCGAGATTGTATGGAAAGAACTTCAGGCAAGACTCCGTGCAAAGTGTAAAACGGGACGCGCAGAATGTATCGTTGCCTCTATGTTGAAGCGCCCAAAGGCTCCTTCTGATTGGGCGTTGAACCGATATGAATGGTTGTCCAGTGATGATATTGATGCGATTGAAAAGAACTTCACAGAAGTGTTTTCGGATTACTTCTATGTTGGTTCGGTTCCCATTGACTTTGACCTTCAAGATGAGACGCGCAAATGTCTGGTGTCTACGTTGTGCTCCATGAAACTGAAAGAGTTATACGACAAAGGACATCAACGGATTGGAATTGTGATTAACACAGACCCTCATGATGGACCGGGTCAACATTGGGTTGCAGTGTTCTGTGATATCCGTCCTGAATTGGAATACCCGCGGTTCACGTATTTTGATTCCTACGCAATGAGTCCCGAGAAGGAAATCAAGAAACTCATGAAGCGGTGGAAAGAGCAATGGGACGCAACCGGTGTTCACAAGAAAGGAATGAAACTCACCTACAACAAGACACGGCATCAGTATAAAGATTCCGAGTGCGGAATGTACTGCTTGTATTTTCATTACGCCTGTCTGATGAACATCCCTATGGACACTCGCATTCCCGATGATGTGATCAATGGATTTCGCAATCTGCTGTTCCGGATGCCGAAAATAGAATCAAGCAAGTAAGTAATGAAGTGGCTTTTGGCTGCAATTCTCGCAGCAGTCTTTGTCTATTTGATTTATGATACGTTCGCAGAGAAACCTAGGTTGCTGAAAAGAGGTCGTCTCTGTGATTATACGGCCGCAGGGTCTGTCTATGAAGACATTCCTTCGGCATTGAGGCGTGGAATTCGTCTTCTGGAAGTTCACGTCTATTCGGATGAACGTGACCAACCTGTCGTGTCTATGGTTCCGCAAAACAGTGGATGGGATTTCACAGACAAGAATGTTTCTTTTGAACAGGTCTGTGTAGACATCGTCAATGATGCGTTCCCTTCCAAGGACCCATTGATTTTGTCTATCGTTCCTCACACGGACAAGAGTGTAACGTTGAACAAGGTTGCCGAACACTTGATGACGATTGTTCGCCGTCACCTCACATATGAGAAGAACATTCAAACGGCACCACTGGACTCCTTCGCAAACAAGCTCATCCTGATTTCAGGAGGAAGCGTGCAAGGGTCTGCCCTGGAACCACTTCTGAATCTATCTTGGACAGAAACAGGAACCAGACGGTTGACGTATCAACAAGCTCTTCACCCTCGTGACCCACAAGAGTTGATGCGGTTTACGAAAGACCATATCGCGATTGTTGCGCCTCAACCAGAGTTGAAAACTATAACCGCCAATCCAGAGACTCCACTTGCGTTTGGGTGTCAGTGGAATTTGTTCGCCAAAGGACCCCCTGGCTTCGTTGCTAAAAGTTCTCGCATCTAAGAACAAACATGTCTGCCCCATCTGCCGTTCAAGCTGCTGAAGCCGTTACTGAGTCCGCCCCCGCCGGTGCTATGGCCGGTGGTAAGCGTAGTGCCTGGATGGCCCACGTGAAGAAGACCATGCGTGCCCACAAGGGTAAGTCCTTGTCTCAGGTCCTCAAGATGGCCAAGAAGACCTACAAGAAGACCATGAAGGGTGGTTCTGCTCTCTCTCCTGCTGCTGTTGGCGGTCGCCGTCGCAAGGGCACCAAGAAGGGCACTCGCAAGCATTAAAAGGGAACCCACTTCTAATTAGCAATGGATAATCCCCCAAAGACAAGGAAAGAGTCCAAGAAATCGGCAAAAGATAAGAAGCAGGTGTATTCCTCCAAACACATTCGCGCTCAAGAAGCACTCCTCTCAAAGAAGAGTCGCGTGTGAGACTCGGTAGGTTTTCCGATGGTCTCTGTTTTTCGTTCTCCCACCGCCTGCCAGTTTTCGGCAGGTTTTCCCATGGTACGTCTTTTTGGAGCAACCGCTCCTGTAATACGCTACCCGATGCGAATACCCTTTGTAGGTTGGCATAGCACATCCTATTTCTTCGGACAGTTCCTTCAAAAGTTCATACATCCAATGTGTGTAAGATTTGCGAGAGGTCAACACTGGTTCATGCTCTTTGACGTACCGTTGAAACACCTTTCGTAGACTCGCAAATGGATAGGCCTCTGCGAGGTCATGTAAAAACTTGCGATGGGTTGCCATATCCGTCTCTTCTGGATGTTCTGGGTAATTCTGTGCAATCACAAACAGAAAATCACGTCCAGGTACTGCGGTTGGTTTCATAACATCATATTTCTTCTTGACCTCTTCAAAACTTGGGTCTTCTCCAGGATCTACAACCGTTGGATCCTCTTTCGCTTGCTTGCGTAATTTGCTGTTCACCATGTTATGGATTTCATACAACCACTTCCCTGGGTCTCCGCGTAACGGATGTTCCTTGACAAACTGCGTTGTAGATTCACGACAGAACTTGCAAGGGAGAATGTCTTTCATTGCGTTCAATACATCGTCTGGGTGCTCAGACTTGAAGGCAACCAAATGAAAAAGTTGCCATGCACTTGGTCCCCAGTACCTCGTATCCATTGTTTAAAGTCCAGCAAAGTTGTCTAGCGCATCGTGTCCTCCTAATTCTAGAATCTTGGCAATCCGATCTGGATGCCATGCAGTGGCGATAAGTTCCTCCTTGAGCATCTTCATACGGTTCATTGCTCGGATAAAACTGCGAGAGTGCTGATAATAGAAGAGGTTGTCCAATTCTTCCTTTTTATACTCAATCGTTGCCTTCACCATGATATATCCATCGTCATTGCGAATGTAGTCGCCTCCGTAGAGGATTTCGTTTACACACGCCTCTATGTATTCTGGATTCCTCTCCTCTTCATCGTTGGGGTGGAGGTCGTAATAAAACTTCAGGGTTGCTAATGCATCCTTTGGGCAGGATTGATACCTGCAGATTGCGTCTTGTACTTTTCTTTCGCGTTTGTCCATGTTTCCAATGTCCACCTTTCCTGCCTTGTATGAATCCGTTTTTTTCTCCAGTCCTACAAACAAATGCTCGATACCAAGGATATTATCATCATCACCACCGCCATCTACCTCGGCACTGTTGTGTCCAAGTTCTTCACCGCCATCTCGGAGGGCATCGTCGCTCCTCTCTTGGCCCCCGCTGCAGCAGCCGGCAAGGGTGTCACTGAGTTCCAGGTGTCTGTCGCTGGCGTCAATCTCCAGGTTGGCAAGGTTCTCTCTTCCCTTGTTGACCTCATCATCTCCTTCGCCGTGGCAGTCTTCGCAATTGGCGTTCTCCGCACCTACTTCCTTTCCCGCATCGGTGCTTCCCGTACTGCGTAAGTAAAAAAGTAGCACGCTAAACACAAATGGCGAAACGTCGTGGTACTCGTCGTATGCGCGGTGGAGTTTGGTATAATCCTTTGACATGGTTCTCAAGTGCTCCAGAACCCGCAGAAGCAGAAGCTTCTTCTGGGTCAAGTCTCTTCGGGTCTACTTCTACACCTACTGCACCGGCTCCTGCACCCCCTCCTTATGGCGGTAAGAAGACCCGCCGTAGCAAGACCCGCCGCGGTGGTCGTCGCCAGAGCAAGGCAAAGCAGATCTACGGTCATTAATCCGATCCAAATCGGAAGTTTGTCCATCCATTGTGACCGACCTTAGGTAGAAGACCGTATTGTGCTTCAATACGTTTGCGAAGTTCGGTCACAGCGCCCTTCGCCTCGTTCTCACGTTTCCAGCGAGCAAACTCACTTTGAATGTGAGACCATGTAACACCGTCCACTGGACCGCCTCCCGATGGGGGCTCCATTGGATGAAAGAACTCACTCATAAACTTCGCAATCGCATCCGAATCCTCCTTATACTCGTTAGTGTATGCCATAACCTCGGCAGGTGGGGTGATCTTTCTGAATCCCTTACCATCCTTATATAACTGGATTAGGTAAGACAGGAAACATGTTGCCCATTCTTCGGATACAACCTTCTGAACAATTGTATCATCGATTGGAAGTTCATTGGGTGCTTTAGGGTCATGAACGAACTTGCTTGGGAAATCAATAACAACCAATCTGCGCCAAGTACCTCCGTCTGTTGTATTGACCTTAGGCTTCTCATTACATGCAAGATGGAACCGCGCTTGAATTTCAAAGTCAATCATCTGTTTAGACCCTGCAAATAGATCTCTTGCAGTGATCTTTTCACATGACGCCAATTCCTTCATAAGTCCAGTATTCAATGGGACTTGTTCATCAGGTTCCTGCATGGTGACAAACCGACGACCCTTCATGCGAACAAGTTCTGGTGCAGCAGCAGAAGACTTATTACGCTGTTGAGTGAGAAGAGAGATAGGTGCCTTACAAGCATAATCACCAAATGCTGTTGCCATTAAATTCATAAGCATCGACTTTCCATTGGAACCAGATCCAGTCAGAATGTGAAACTTCTGCGCATCATTTCCTCCAGATAAGCATGTTGAGAGGTGCTTGAGGAAGTATTCACGGACATTTTTATTTGGAAGAATGCTTCTGAGGAACTTATCGATTTCTGCCCAACATTCATACGCGCTATAGTGTTTGTCTGGGTCATATACAATATTTGTTGAGAAACTGAGATAGTCATCTGGATTACATTCATCTGCTGATGTGAATTCCATTGTCAATGTATTGAACACACCATTCGCAAATGCAATCAGGTGTTTGTTGTCGTCCAATTTATTTGCAAGTTTCTCATCGAGAAAGAGCTCGCGGCATTCCTTCATAACATTCTCCTTGAAACGTGAAGTCTTTAGTTTTGTACGAACACCTGCATACTTACCAGCTTCAACATTGTGTTTGCAATACTCACATTCATCATTAGTCTGCTTCTCACCCTTCTTTGCTGGTCCACAGATGCAATCATACATATCGCGTTCACGCAGCTTGTCGGTTTGCTTGTTATCAAATAACTTTGCAACTTCTTTTGATAGGTGACATTGAAGAGAGATGCCCTTATCTGTTTCACGCCAAACGGGACTTTCATAGTGATACCAGATATTCGTACCATACCTTGCGCATTTATATTCATCTCCATACATAGCACGTACGAGCATTGCAAGATCGTGTTCTGTTCCGGAATTTTTGCACTCTTCTAGGAGAGACTCGATATTCTCCTTCTCAATTTCGGCATGTTGCTCAGGATTATCCATCTTCGACCACTTCCGAAGGCTACGAAGATCATACCGATTCGGACCAGAACGCATTCCAAATCCACGCCAGCGGACTTCTAGTTCTCGTGCATCCGCACATTGCTTTGGATCGATTTCCATTACCTTTTGGCTAAATCGACACCAGA